CCTCGAAAGAGGGTCCGGTGACAAAGTCCTGTTGCCAGGACCGGTCACGATAGTCTTAGTTTGACTCATAACGTTTTTATGTCTTAAGCGACGATTATCGATGGCTGGTCCCTCCCTAAAGGGCTAGATGATGCATCTAGTGGAGTGTATCCAAGGGTACCAGAACCCTACCCTAACCTCTCTAACCAAGAGGAGGAGAGAATGCTTCCCAGTGCAGGATTACTGCGGGTGAAACTCCCAAATTAATGCTTAAAGCATGGGACTCTTCTGTACACTACCACACCCTCGGATAAAACCGAGTGATGTAACATGGTACTCAAGGAGCACACCAAGTTTTTAAGTTGGGCTAGGTAACTACCCGTAAAATCTTGCCTTAGGAGGAAACTCTTAAGGTAAGGGGGCTTAGGAATGGAAGTGACGTTGCCTTGAGCAACCATGGAGGTTAACCACCTGGGCTTCATCGCCTGCCTGCAGCCCGTGCTCCCTTACGGGGGCGTACGGAAACTGAAGGATAGCTCCCTCACGGGATGCTAGGTTACTTATTAATAATAAATAACTTAACATGACGCTGAAATTAGCCTTACAGCTAAAGACGGCATCAGCTATTTGGCAAAAAGCCGTAAAAAGCTTTTCATCATTGTCGGAACGGCTCATCCGAGCTGTTCCGATGATGATTGGTGGACAATCCCGTGGTTGGGTTAAGGCTGTGTTCCATTTCACTAGGTTAGTGATGAGGATTAAGCATAACCAAGGTTCCAAAGGGTTAGCTATCTTTCTGAAGGCCAACATGTTGTTAATTCAACGTGCTCTGGCAGGCAGTAAGCTAGAAAACCCTAGGGATGCTGGCGTTGCGATTTCCGTAACGAACCGGGGGATTCCCCGTTGGATGCCCGTCTTACATCGTAAGCGGCTCCTTCGAGGAGATCGTACCGTGATTTCTTTCTACCTTGGTCTTCTCACTCTTTATCGAGTGGTCGATTATCGTGGAAAGTTATCACTATCTACGGTTACGGACCCTGGTAAGGATATAGACCTTAGCCTAATGAGTTCTTTTCGTCAGTTCCTTGGAACTTTCGTTAAGTGGTCAAAAGGCTTTGGTATTAAACCTTACTTAGGAGTCCGTGATCGTGAGGACTCAGCCTTTTGGGGCGACCCGAAAGGTCTGAGAGGTGCGATCCGGTTGGTGGCATTCACTCCCGTTTGGAAGTGGATGTTCACCTCCGGTCCTAATTCCTACTACAGCAAGGTACTCGCTGTGGGTAACGCCTGGATCGACATGATCGCGATTCACTCGCGACCTAGTCTTTTTGGGCTAATTACTCATATGCGGGCCTTCATCGGTGCTTCTGATTTGACTTGGCTTCCCTGGTTTGATGATGTCATAACGACGTCAAAGAACTGGTCGAAGGTTAGTCACGCTGCCCAAACTAAGTCCGGGTTGAACCCCCAGTTCGACCCTGACTCTGAATGGTGTGGCGGTCAAGAGCAATTCGATGTTGGTAAGCTTTCTGTAGTGGAAGAACCCGGCAAGAAGCGGATTGTCGCAATGGTGGACATCTGGACGCAATGGTTATTATATCCTTTGCATCGGTTCATCTTCGATAAAGTCTTGGGGTTAATCCCTCAAGACGGTACGTTTAATCAGGCGAAACCTGTAAAGGAATTGCTTGAACGTGCCTCGAAGGCGGGCCGAACGCACTTTTGGTCGTATGACCTGAGTGCGGCAACGGATAGACTTCCCATTTCGTTACAGGTGCTTGTCCTTGGTGCTTTCACCCTTGAGTCGTTTGCCAACACTTGGCGCGCTCTACTAACTGAACGTGACTATCGAACTCCAAAAGAGTTCGGTACCACTTTTGGCAAAGGTTCAACCTTTGTCAGATACAGCGTAGGGCAGCCAATGGGGGCTTACTCCTCTTGGGGAATGCTCGCATGGACCCATCATGCTATAGTCCAATTCGCCGCCTGGCGAGTGGGACATAGATCTTGGTTCACATGGTATGCGGTGCTCGGAGATGACATTGTGATCTGTGATCACGATGTAGCATCTGAGTACGTACATCTGATGCACGAGTTTGGAGTTAAGATTGGCTTTCACAAGTCAATCATCTCTTCGAATTCGTCATTGGAGTTCGCTAAACGGTTTTACTATCGAGGGAAGGAGGTATCTCCTCTCTCTCTTGCTGGTATCTCCGTTGGGTGGCTTGGACCAGGGTTTGTACCCGAAGTCCTTGCCGCTTGCGAAGCAAGACTTGGTATAGAGATTACTCTGTATCAGGTGGCGCGGTACGTAGGTGTCGGATTCAAGGCGGCCTCGGCGGCATCCGCAAGGGTGCTGACAGGGCTTCCACGGATCCTTTCATCCTCGCTATTACTTCTCCTTAGACCAGGCGCTCCGAGAGGAGCGGCTTCACTCTTAGACTGGTATCTCGCTGTCACCATGACAGGGAATACTAGGGCTAAGATGAAGGTGAGTCAAGAAGAGAAAATCTTCGAGCTCATCTGGGCTGAGGTGGTGGACTCTGTCTTGGGTCCGGCACTCAAGAGGGTTCGAAGCGTCGTAGACAACTTATTCATTCCCAATAATGGAAAGAAAAGTCTGCCTCGCCAAGAACACCCGATGGGTGACGAATTCACTGCAGGGTACACGCGTTGGTTTAAGAATGTCGTGAAACCTCGATTTACATCGAAGTTTCTTTCAGCCATAAACCAAGCAGGTGAAATACTGCGTGAGGCCAAGAAGGTATGGGTGCGAGAGCGAGATCTAGCGAAATCGCTTCGTCTCATCGAATCTTGCCTATCAATCCTAGCGCTAGTGCCGACACGGATCAACCTTGTTCGACGTGAAACAGAAGAGACTGAAATCTCTAATGCTAATGTCTTGCAGGTGCTGATACCGCGATCGGTAAAGCGTTGGAGAAAGGTAGCCAAGTTCGTGGAGCGTAAAGCTCCAGCTAAGATCGTTAGACGGAAACGTTCATCGAAACAAGCTTTTGAAGCTATGTCGGTGAAACGCCTGTCGCGATTCTAGTATGAGATTCGCACTCACTTATAAGTCCAACCACACTCTATCCTTGGAAAAGATAGTTTTAGGGATGTCTACCGTAATCTCATGGGTCGACGTTAGAAACGTCGAGGTCATGAGAACAAATAGATAACGCGTCTTAAGCGACACGTGGTCCGGGAAACCGGTGTCTTCGGATGCCGGGGGGCCGGGTAGCCATGGTCCCCTG